ATGCAGCTTGAGGCGGAAATAGGACCAGTTAAATATGTCGCAGAATTAATCTCGGATATTTTCGGGGTCGCATTTGATCTTGGTCAAGCGGTAAGAATTGTAATAATTATATTAATTTTTGTGTTTGACCCTCTTGCTATTCTCCTTGTTCTTGCTGCACATATCAGCCTTGTAAAATATTTTCCATCTATGAAAATAGAAGAGTCTGATATTATTCAAAAACAATCATCAATTGCTATAGAGACAAAAATAATCGAAGAGCAGGAACTTCAACTCGAAGAAAGAAAAAAAGACCTAGATCAAGAACTCGAGCTTATTGAGATCCGCGAAAATCAGATCAAGAAATATAACCAACAAATCTCAGAAAGCAAAGAAGCCGCGCGAAAACTAAAAATAGAAGCCGAGAAGTCAAAACTTGAAAAAGAAGACCACTCAGATTTGGACCTGGAAATTGAAATGCTAAACTCCCAAAAAGAACAATTATCAAAAGAAATCTCAGACCTTCAGCATTGCCACTCTGAAATAGAAAGAAAAGAGTCTGAATCCAATCAACATCTTGAAGAAATGAAAAAAATCTTCAAAGAATATAAAGCAATTAAAAACGAAGGCTCTAATAATATCTTAGAATTATCCAAAACCAGAGAAGAAATACAATCAAAACTAAAAGAAATTAATGACTTAAAGGATTTTCTAAGCGCGAGATCGCCTCTTGTGGAAGAATTTGAAAAATTAAAATCTTCAAACGAAAAGAATTCTGAATACATTAAAGAGCTTGAGGAAAAAAATGAAAACCTTAAACTACTCGCAGAAAAGAACACAAATAGCTATACTATTAAAAAACAAATGCCCGACGGAAAATTTGCGGTATTAGTGAAATCCAACCTTGGGGGAACTCATCAGTTCATAAAAGAAAACGATTTTAGTGAATCAGAAATCTTAAACTGTCAAGCAATATCTTGCGAAATAGATGAAATATGCCCCCAAAGACAAGGCCCGCTATTACAAAAAGTTTTTAATACAAATATCAAAAAATACCTGAACGAGCGACTAGACAATAGAGCTTATAAGAAAAGTCGACCAGAATATAATTTTATATCTTGACTTTTAGGCAATCTCGTGATAAAATAATGTTTATTGAAAAAAATAAACAAAAGAGACCTTATTAAGAAATTGGTAGTAGAGCCCAAGAATCAAAAAAGGATTTTCTGGGCAAAAGAAATGAAGCTACTAAATGACTTGATGTCCATTTTTCCAGACCAAGACTTCTGGGCAAAGATGCGCCCGCAAAAATACCCCTCCCTTGCGGTGATAAAAACAGAAGCTGGATTAAAAATGTTACGAAAAAAATACAGAGAATTTAAATACAAAATTCCAGAAAAAAACACGATTCAACTTGGAGAAAAAGCTGGAGAGGATAAAATATACAAGAAGAAGACAAAAACAATTAAAGACTTTATAGATGGCTAAAACAAAAACAGTTAACACTACGGATCAAATATCAAATTTCTTGTCTGACAAAGATAATCAAAAATATCATTACAATTTTTTTGACTGTGAAGATTATAAAATTTCTAGCGGTAGCCTAAACTTAGACATGGCACTAGGCGGAGGACTTCCATCGGGCGCACACAGATTTACAGGCATAAATGAAGGAGGTAAAACTAGTTGCGCATTATCTTTCGCAAGAAACTTTCAAAAGCATTTCGAAAAAGACGGAATGATAATTTACATTAAAAGCGAGGGCAGGCTTAGCCCTGAAATGCTTAAGAGATCTGGAATTAGTTTGGAGCCAGAAAAATTCTTTTGCTTTGACTGTAATATATTCGAAAAAGTCTTCGAGCTAATTAGAGAGCTAGTATTCAATAATGAATCTGGAAAAAAATATATGTTCATCATTGATAGCGTGGATGCTCTATGCAGAATTGGCGATATAGACAAGCCATTCTCAGAATCTGAGCAGGTCGCCGGAGGCGCATTAATAACATCTGTGTTCTTAAAAAAAATGGTACTACCAATTAGCAAGATGGGACACACAATGATCTTGACTAGCCAAGTTCGGGTAGAAGTTGCCACAAACCCCTATGCCTCTAGAGGTGGCCCAAAAACAAAACAGGCTGGTGGAAATGCAATTAAACACTACGCAAATTACATACTAGAATTCGAAGAGAGATATACCTCTGATATTTTGTTTAAAAACCCAAGCGCATCTAAGCTAGAAGACAAAGGAGACCCAATAGGCCATTATTGTAAAATAAGATTTAGAAAAAGCGCCAACGAAAAGACCGGATCTCAAGTTAGATATCCTGTAAAATATGGGCAAACAAATGGCTCTTCTGTTTGGCTTGCAAGGGAAGTATTAGACATGCTCTATTTATTCAAACTAATTGACAAGAAGGGCGCCTGGATTTCCGTTTCAGATGATTTAATCAAAGAGCTCTCAACGAACGACCTTGAGATACCAGAAAAATTTCAAGGCGAACAAAAAATTATAGACTTTCTGGAAGAAAACGAAAAACTCGTACAGTTTCTTTACGAAGATTTTAAAAATCTATCTAATGCAATTTAAAACCCTTACAGGTCGAATACGCAGAATAGTAAAGCCAAAAAAATATTTAATTAATTGGTCTGGGCCAAGCCGCAGCAAGCTTCAAAGAAGAGTTAAAACTTTCCTAGAACAATACTGGAAAAACCAAATTGTCTTTGAAGAATTTCCTGTTGCAGGAACAAAACTATCTCTAGATTTTTATAATGCAAATAAAAAAATAGCAATAGAAGTTCAAGGAGAACAGCATAATAGATATGTCCCTCATTTTCACGGATCCAACAAAATAAATTATATCAATCAGTTAAGAAGAGATCAAGAGAAATTAAAATTCTGTGAAATCAACGAAATCAACTTAATCGAGATCTATCAAAAAGACATGACTTCAGAATCATTTTTTGATAATCTTGCATCGAATATTTAATTTGTGTAATATAAATTATGAACGACGACGAAATTGACCCAGAAAATTTAGAAAAATTTAATTTGCCAGAAAACCTACTAACTCAAATTTTTGAATGCACTGGGAAAACAGACGGGGATAGTGGGTTTATACTGGCATACGTTAATCAAGAAGGTATCCCCTCGATTGTTACAAAAGCTAATTCCGGCATAATCGAAATGGGCTTGCGTAAAGCTCTTGAGCAATATCTTGATCAAGCCGACTCTCACGATTTAAAACTCGACTTTCCATCGGATTTAGGAGAAGAAGACGAATAAACTTCTTGACTTATTAAGGTATATATGATACCATGCAATCATGGTATATTCATATGAACTAGAGCAACATCTCCTCGCGGGATTAATAAAGTATCCAGAATCTTATCCTCTTATCGCTGCATTTGTTTCGGAAAAAGATTTTTTTGAGAAAAATTCTATAGTCAACAAAACCATATATTGCGTTTTAAGGCAGTCTCTAGAAAATGGAGAATCTGTAGATGAAATAATTCTTAGTCAAAGGGTTGATTCCTTAGGAATGTCTTTTGAAGACAACATAAACATCGCAGATTACATTAAAGGACTATCGATGAGACAAATATCCCAAGAAGGGGTTATTAAGGCAGCTAAAGAGCTAAAGAAAATTACCGCCCGAAGAGACATATATGAGGCATCCCTTGAGGTAGCGAAAGCAATGCAGTCAGCGAACAACACTCAATCGTTTTCTGAAATTATATCTACCGCCGATAAAATTTACAATGATAAAATAAATTTCTATGAGTGCGGAGCAGAAAAACCGGAGAACCTTTTCGAACAAATGGAAGAATTTATCGAGGAGAGGGGAAATAATCCCATTTCTCAATTTGGGCTCATGGGGCCGCATCAAAGAGTTAATGAATTGTATGGCTCGCTCCTCAGGCCAGGAAACATTACCGTTGTTGTAGCAAGAGCAGGAGTTGGTAAAACGCAATTTTGCATGGATTTTTGCACAAAAGTATCCTCAATGAATAATAATGTACCCGTACTGCATTTTGATAATGGGGAAATGAGCAAAGAAGAATTGATAATCAGGCAGTGCTCTGCACTCTCAGGAGTACCCATGAATCTCTTGGAAACAGGCAGGTGGCGACAAGCAGGTGATGAGGTGGTAAAAAAAGTAAGAGACACTTGGCTAAAAATTAAAAACTTAAAATTTTATTACTATAACGTCGCAGGTCAATCAGTAGAAAATCTAGTTAATACTATCCGAAGGTTCTACTTCTCCGAAGTGGGCCGAGGAAACCAAATGATCTTTAGCTTCGATTATATTAAAACGACATACGAAAAACAAAACGGAGTAAGCTCGTGGGAGGCTGTGGGACGAATGGTAGATAGGTTCAAACAATTGATTCAGAAAGAACTTTCCTTTAATGATGGCCCATGCGTCTCAATGCTTACAAGTGTACAGAGTAACCGATTAGGAATTACAAACAACAGAAGATCTGAAAACATAGTTGACGATGAAAGTATCGTATCGCTATCAGACCAAATAACCCAATTTTGTTCACACCTTTTCCTACTAAGGCAAAAGACCATGGATGAAATTCAGGCAGAGCCCGAAGGCTTTGGAACGCATAAACTGATATGCCTAAAATACAGGTGGCTGGGCGAAAATGTTCACAGAGCGATTCAACCAGTAGAAATGCCCGATGGAAGCAAAAGGAAAAATTACATTAACCTGCATATGGAAAATTTTAACATCGACGAAAAAGGTGACCTAAATGATCTGGTCGAACATCTTAACTCGGAAGGAGTCGAAGCAATCACAGACTTCCTAGACGAAGCCCCTACTTTATAATGTCACCAGAAAAAATAAAAGACTGTCTCGACAGACTCGGATATAAATTATTCGACAGGGGCCAGTATTGGCAGACTAATGCTGTTTTTAGAAATGGCGACAACAAAACAGCAATACAAATATATAAAAATACAGGAGTATGGAAAGATCATGTAGAGAATAGTCAATTTTCACCATTCAAAAGATTGGTCGAAATTACCCTCGGAACAAACGATAAAAATGAAATCAAAAAATACATTGACGAAGAAGAAAGTTTGGGCTCAATGTATCAAAAAATTACATCTCAACAAAAATTAGAAATGGACGAAATATACCCAGAGGACTGTCTTAAAAAATTGCTTCCTCATTATAAATTCTATAATGATAAGGGCATTTCTGACGAAGTGCTTAAAAACCTTAAAGGAGGATTCGCAACAAATGGAAAACTAAACAAACGATTTGTATTTCCTGTCTATAATGAACACAAACAAATCTATGGCTTTTCCGGCAGGGATATGTCTCGCTATGAAGGCAGGCCAAAATGGAAACATATAGGAAGAAAGAAATCATGGATATACCCACTATACGTAAATGATTTGACATCTAATGCAATTCAAGAAAAAGACCAAGTTATATTTGTTGAAAGTATAGGAGATTTATTGATGTTAAACCAATTTGGATATTTCAATGTTTTAGTTACCTTTGGTCTTGAAATAAGTACAAAATTAATATGTTCAACACTTTCTTTCAACCCAAGTAATATAGTAATATCATTAAACAATGATAGCCAATCATCGAGAAATAAAGGCCTCGAGGCTAGCGTAAAAAATTATTTAAAATTATTAAATTTCTTTGATAAAGAAAAAATTAATATCTGCCTTCCAATTAAAAATGATTTTGGTGATATGAATGAAAACGACTTTAAAAAATGGAATGAAAAACTACTATCTATCGACCAACAAGCCCAAAGGTCTCGGATATTGTCAACTCTTGACTCAATCAAGTCTATTCCAAAATCTTTATTAAAAAATAAATCAATTATAATCGATGACTGAACTCACAAGGCTCTCCGCAAGCAGAATTAAAACCGCACAGCAATGCTCGTGGACCTATTGGTGCAAGTATAAACTAAAACTTCCAGAAGCGCGAAATGATGGAGCTAGCAGGGGAACTATATGTCACAATGTTTTCGAGCTACTTGGAGATAAACACAAGAGGGAGTTTAACAAAATCGTTAAAGACGGAACAATCTGGAATACCAAAATTGTTTCTGAACAAGTAAGAAAAGAAGCTGAAGAGCTAAATGTCAACGATCAAGAAAATCTTGAGCTTATCGATGAAATGATTGTCAACGGATTGAGATACGATTTTTTTGGAGACTCTGAAGATGCCCCCGTAGAAGCAGAATCTGAAAAGTTTTTTGACCTAGAAATTAACGATGGCGAGAAGAGGTATGCGATCAGGGGCTATATAGATAAAATGTTCGTATACAAAGATAATTCCGTTATTATTAGAGACTTCAAAAGCAGTAAATCAGTTTTCAAGGGAAAAGAGATTTCGGATAATTTACAGAACCTCATATACTGCCTTGCAACCAAGCACATAATGCCAGAAAGTAAGCCTCAGAGTGAATTTATATTCTTGCGCTTTGATCTGGAAAAAGATATTTTTGGAGATCCCGGAAAAGGGTATTTAAAAATGGACAAAATTTCAGACGATGAACTAGAAGGTTTTGAGTATCAATTGACAGAATTTCAAAAATATATCGATGGATTCGACGACAATTGTGCTAGATCAAACTTTGCAGCAAACCAAGATTTCCCAAAAGATGGCACATTCGGCGGTCCGCTTGCATGCGGTAAAGACGGATTTAAAATGTCCAAAGGAGAACCTGTCCTAGATAAAAATGGCCAGCCAATAAAAGCATTTATATGTCCATTCAGGAAACCCATGGAATATTATGCCGTAATAGATAAAGAAAAAAATATTAAAAAAACAGCATTCATTGAAGAGAAGCATTTATTAAGCGCAGAAGATAATGAAGAAATTGTAAAAATGGAATATAAAGGATGCCCGCACTGGGAAAATAAAAGCAAAATAAATGAATTCCTTTAATCATAAAAACTATTTTGCCGCAGGGTTATTAATGACTTTTAATGGCTTAGTTCTTCTTGGCCGCAGATCCAGAGTAGCAGCTAATTTAGCGGGGTATTGGTCTATGCCTTGTGGAATGATTGAGCCAAACGAAGACCCGAAGGCTGCATCTATCAGAGAATTTGAAGAAGAAACAGCTATAGACATAACAGGAGAAGTTTCTTTTCTGGATGAATATTTAATTGAAGGAGATAAATATTTTATCGTATTTCAAACAGAAGTCGACGACTTTATGTTTCCCTCATTATCTGCAAAGGATGCAATAGAGCATGATGAATGGGGGTACTTCAAAATTAACGAGGGATCCCTCCCTCAACCAATGACCGATGCAACAGAAAATAGTATTTTAAAATTAAAATGAAAAAAATTATAGTAACTGGAATAACAGGACAAGACGGTAGCCACATGGTAGACTATCTCTTAAAAAATACCGAACACAAAATCTACGGAACCGCAAGAAGACTAAGCGTGAAAAACCACGAAAACATCTTGCATCTTGAAAATGAGAGTAGATTTAAATTAATAGACATGGACTTAAATGACGCTCACAGTATGCGTGATGTAGTAATAGATATACAACCTGATTATTTTATTAACTTTGCTGCCCAATCTTTTGTCGCTGGCAGCTGGAACTACCCCATACAAACTTGGGAAACAGACTCTAATTCGGTATTACATATCCTAGAATCAATTAGAAGATTTTCTCCTCATTGTAGATTCTACAATGCAGGAAGTAGTGAGGAATTTGGAGATGTGATCTGCACACCTCAAAATGAAGAGCATCCGTTAAGACCTCAAAGCCCTTATGGAGCAGCAAAGTGTGCTGCAAGACACATAGTAAGGGTTTACAGAGAGTCTTACGGCCTTTACTCAGTACAAGGATGGTTGTTTAACCACGAAGGAACCAGAAGAGGTTTGGATTTTGTTACGAGAAAAATTAGTCACACAATTGCAAAAATAAAAATTTCCCTAGAATCAAATAAAGAATTTGAGCCCCTGAGAATGGGAAACATAGAGGCGAAAAGAGACTGGAGCGATGCAGAAGATTTCATGGAAGGGGTTTGGCTTATGCTTAATCAATCATCCCCAAAAAACTACGTACTTGCTAGCGGCGAAATGCACACAGTTAGAGAATTCCTAGATCAAACGCTTTTCTTTGCAGGAATCAAATATAAAAAATCCGGAGAATGTGAAAATGAAAAATATTATACTGAAGATGGCCAATTAATTTTTGAAGTAGATCCCAAGTTTTTCAGACCTGCAGAAGTTCACAAACTATGCGGAGACCCCTCTTTGGCGGAATCAGAATTAGGCTGGAAGAGAAAAACAGACTTCAAGGGTCTTGTTAAAAAAATGTACGAAAATGATTACAATTTATTGTGTAATAAATAACCATGGAAAACGAATCTCACTCAGCTAAACGTCCTGGGCCAAAAAGTTCAGCGCAAACACCCGCAAAAAAATCCGAACAAAAAAAAGGTTCAGACAAAAACAAACCTGGAAGCGCAGGAGAAAAGGGAAGCAAAATAACTTTTTCAGATAAAGTTTTAGAATCCTTAAAATCAAAGGTTTCTGAGCACAACAAAAAATATAGCAAAAAAGTCACCCTTTCTCAGCTTAAGAAAGTATATCGCAGGGGGGCAGGCGCATTTTCTTCCAGTCATCGCCCAGGAAAAACTAGAGGTCAATGGGCAATGGCGAGAGTTAACATGTTTTTAAAAATGGTTAGAGGAGGAAAAGTGAAAGACAGCTATCGAAAAGCAGATCAAGATGTAGCTAAAGCGTCTGCAGCCGTATTAATAGATGACGGAGTGAGGGACGAAGAAAATATCTTCACGGAAGAGGACTTGATTGAAGCGAAATTAGATATCTATAATTACAAGCTTGAAGAAGATCCTGAATTTACCGAAGAAATGTGGAGTACGATTTTTATCGAAGTTGACCAACTAGGATTCGAGGAAATCATTGACGAAGAAATTTGGGCGGCAGAATCGAACAAAGGCAAAAAACTAAACAAGCCTTTTAGAACCCCAAAAGGACCGAAGAAATTTTCTGTTTATGTAAAAAACGAAAAAGGTAATGTCGTGAAAGTAAATTTTGGAGATCCCAATATGGAGATCAAAAGGGATGACCCAAATAGACGAAAAAACTTCAGGGCTCGTCATAATTGCGCGAATCCCGGACCAAAAACGAAAGCGAGATATTGGTCTTGCAAAATGTGGGAGTCCAAAAAATCAGTTACAGACTATACGAAAGGATCGTACATGGACGAAGACTACTCCGACATGGAAAATGATATGCCAGAACAAAACTCCCAAGAGGAAGACCACGAGAAAAGTATGGCGGAAGGTCAACTCGCAAAGATATCTATGCAATCAGAAGCTATAAGAAATAAAATTTCAGAAATGCCTGAAGACTATAACCTGATGGCCTGGGCGCAAGATAAAATATCTAAAGCCGAACACTTTATTGAGGCTGTATACGATTACCTTATGTATGGTAGCTTAGCCTCCGAAACAAAAGAAAAAAAGAATTATTCTAGTCTCTGGAAAAACATTCAAGACAAAAAGAAACGCATGGGCAAAAATTATAAGCCAGCAAAGCCTGGAGATAAAGATTATCCATCAAAAGACGCAATCAAAAAAGCTCAATCTGCAGAGCATGAAAAATTCAAACCTCATGCTATGTATGATCCAAAGACAGGAAAATCCTATATGGCCAAAACCTACGAAGATCACCTTGCAATGAAGAAAATGGGCTATACCCATGAAAAGCCTAATTCCTCAAAAGGCGGTCATCACGACAAAAAGAAAAATAATTAATTCTTCTTCATATTGTTGCAGTAGCAAGGATAGAATTGTTTTAATTTTATCTCACTTCTGGACGCCCATAAATATAACAACGGCCAAAGAAGGAGTAAGGAAATTAATATCCTGTGGATCAAACCAAGATAAACTTAACACAGTGAAAGTATTATGCGCAAGTGGTGAACCTCTAACATGGGAAGAATGGATAAACCCAAATCGCTCAACATATTACGAGTCTCAACCATTCCTAAATGCATGCAACAGGCTATATCCAGTACCAACAATTTTATTGACTACAGCAAAATGGGTTTACCAAACAAAAGAAAAACCGAACCTAAGGTATCTTTATGATAGATATAAAGGTCGCTGCCAGATTTGCGGAGAAAAGAAAACGATAAAAGATATGAGTATAGAACACATATACCCCAAAAGCATGGGCGGAACAAAAGATAGTTTCAATGTAACAATAACATGCCATAGCTGCAATTCAAAAAAAGCGGCATTATATCCATATAAAAACTACAAAGGTGAAGAATTAAAACCCTGCACTCCTTGGCATTTTTTTCACGCCTTTCAAAAGGAACGAGAAGAGTGGAGACCGTTTTTATTTAAAAATTAATTGGCACAGTTATAGCAACTATAGTATTGAAAGCTCAAAGATCAAGTGATTTTTGAGACATATTTACACAATACTTTAAAACAACTAAAACACAAGGAGACAAAATGTCATATTACATTAAAAACAATAACTCAATATTCGATTCAATATTCGATAATTTTTATTATCAACCTGAAACCTCACGAAAAAATTGCAACATCTTTCAAGACGAAAACTCAACCACTATTGAAATAGAAGCGCCCGGTCTATCAAAGAAAGATATTACGATAGATGTAATAGAAAATGTATTACATATTTGCCATGAGCCTGAAAATAAAAAGTGCAAAAAATATATCAAGCAAGAAATATTTGACGACCCCTTCAAAAACAAGTATAAGCTCGAAAGCAATATGGATGCAAAGAATATTTCCGCCAAAATGCAAGACGGTATATTGACCATTAATATACCAAAGCTTAAAGATAAAACAAGCTCAAGAATAAAAATCTCTTGACATTTGCTTATCAAATTAGTATAATATAACTTTTAAATCTTATGAAGACAACAAAACTAATCCTTACTACCCTTTTGGGAGTTTTTATTAACGTCGCTTCGGCAGAAAATTATTCGCTAAGCACTCGGTACGCCTCAGACTACTTTTTTCGAGGAGCCCTAAATTCAGAAGAAGCAATTCAGGCTTCGGTTGGAGTAAATGGAGAAGTGCTGGGTCTAAACTATTCTGTTGGAGCATTTACAAATCAATCAGTATCCAGCAGCGGATCTGACTCGTATATTATCGCAGGAGGAGCCTCTAAAAGCTTTGCTAATGAACTTTTTAAAGCTTATCTTGGATTAAATCACGTGGAAGATGTTCCGGGTAATACTTTATTGGAGGCAGAGATCAGTTTTGAAATTAACACATTTCTATCGCCAAAATTATCCGTCTTCCGCAATCTAGAAGATTCGTTGTATACCTATGAGCTTGGTCTATCCCACTCTATTGATGTAGGTGTTGGAGATTTGGCAATCGGAGGCTCTGTAGGAAATACAGATCTCTCTAATTCTCAAAACGAAACATACTATTCTACAGGACTTGGTGTTTCCAGAAAAATTTCTGAAAATGCAGTAGCTTCTTTTGACCTTACAAGAGTTGACTCAGATCTCATTTCTGAAGAATACGTTATTGGTCTTGGAATCTCTGTAAACTTCTAAATTTATGAAAAATACAATCGATACGATTAAAACGTACGCAGGAGGAGTCACAAGTGTTCTCCTGTCGATTATCGGCCTATTGGTCGTAGCTCAAGTCGTCTTTGGCGAAGGAGCTCCTATTAACGTCATCGGCAACCTTCAGGATGTCGTACTAGGGTTCGTTGGAGAAGGCGCTTCACTTGCAGGGGTCATTACGCTCCTTCTGCTTGTAGCGCTCTTAAAGCCTAGCTCTGATAAGGGATAGATTTAAGCCTAACCCCAAACACAAAAGCCGCCTTCGGGCGGCTTTTTTGTGTAAATAATTGTTCCGAAAGCTACCATTTAAATCATGAAAAACAAAAACGTCGCGCTCTCAAATCTTATTTCTGCATACATTATTTTTATCTTATTTCTTATACTGATAATTTCATTAATTACAAAATCCCCTAACGAATCAATTGATTTTGTCGAGAGAGATCAATCAAAGCACGAATCAAATTTTTCCAAAGAAATAGTATATGTTGATAGAATAATTCATGAAAATAAAGATATTATATATAAAGATTATTTACATGGATCCATACGAGAAAAACAGGCAAATGAAGAACATGTATATAACAGCAGAGCAATATCAACAATAAACACAAAAGATTATAGTGGCACTGTATATACTGATGATATAAATTTAAGAACCAACAATACAATTTTAAATGAAAATTCAATTCATACTAGAGATAATGTTAATTTTGGCCATCGTCGTCATGATGTGGTTGGCAATTCTATAGAGTCAATCGAAGCCGATCCTGGACTACTAAATAGGAGGCTCAAAGATATTGGCCTTGAAGATAAAAACATAGCCCAAAACAATTTAAATAAAAAAAGAAATAACGAAGATAGTGCGGGTGTTGATTTTTCACAAATGAATTTAGTTCCCGACCAAGATAATTCAGAGCTCGGAGATTTTAAATTAAATAGTGGAGAAATAAAAAATTCTAAATCGTCAAAGGCTGGAGAACTTTATGCATATAATTACCCAAGTCAGGGAGTAGGGGCAGGAATCGGCTCTTCTGCAATAGGCGCAGGCGCAGGATCAGGAGCTGGGTTAAGCGCAGGAATAGGTGAAGCCATGTCAAACGGCAAAGCTGTTCCTGCACTAGGAGGCATTGGTTCTGGATACAATGATCAAACTTCGGAGCTATATGAATCAAGTGGAGTCGGAGGATTAATAGGAGGAGCTGGTGCAGGAGGTGCAGCTGGACTAACACAAGGATATATCATTGAAAAATTAGGAATTGGGAAAAAAAATGGCTACGGATTAGGTGGGGGCAATGGTGGAGTCTACTACAAAGACCTGCCAAAGAATGGCCAGCTTCACATCATGATGCATGTCGATGGTAGTGGAAGTATATTAAAAACAAGAAAGCAGCTCGAGATTATGAAAAACACAATACTTAAAGATGCGCTTCTTCCATATTATAACAATGACGAATCTCTTTATTCTAAAAGAGTCAGCATAATAGATAGCTCAGGAGAAAGAACGCTTCGATTTTTTTCGCAAGCTGCAGACAAAGACAATGTTTTGGCTTTTGTTTTTCAAGATGAAGCTCAACCTTCCTACCATTTGCCAAATTTCAACAAGAACCCCGAAGAAAATTATACAAAAGATCTTAACCAACTTAAATCAAAACTGGATTCACATAAAGGCTTATATAGAGGAATTATGTTTCAAGTTGGAGACAAAGTATTTTCAAGATCTTTTAAAGAATTTGTCGAAAACGCTTGGCAAGGACAAGGTTACCTCAAAGACGATAATCTCAAAAAATACCATTTCTTGGAAAATAGATCAGAAATAAAAAACAAAAGCGGAATTGTTTTTAGCGATGAATATCATGCGCAAGACAATGGATCGCCAGAGTATTATTTAAAATTAATTTTCGATGCAAGTAAAAAAGTTGGCATAGATTTAAATGCATACAGCGCAGGACTTACAGACGGAAAACATATCAAACAATAACATGAAACATTTATTATTATTTTTAACCTCTTCCCTGCTTTGTTTCGGCGGAGATATAGTATACAAAGACGGACGCGTAATAAAGGCACAAATTATCGAAGCGAACGCGACACATGTATTATTAAAGAAAGAAAGCGACCTACAGCTTTTTCGAGTACCGATTAGTTTTTTTACGCTTGAAACTCAAAATTTAGTTGAGCTTTACCATGCCACAAATAGACATGGCGGCCTAAAAAAATTACCAACCCCTGTTAATGAAAAATCTATAGCAATTTTTGCAAGCCACATTGATTCCTTAGTAAATGCAAAACTCAAAACGCTCAAAGTTTCTAAAACGCAAAAAACAGATGATTATGAATTTACAAGAAGAATATATTTAACCATATTAGGGCGCATTCCAACTCAAAACGAACTCACTAAGTATACCGAGAGTAGAGACCCGAAGAAAAAACAAAAATTAATAAAAGAATTATTAGATCACCCTGGATACATAAATAATGAATTAAACTGGTTAAGCGACCTGCTAAGAATAAAAGACAGACTAGACGGAACCAACATTAATCTCGGGGTTGCATACAGACAATGGATTCGCAGGAGTCTAGAATCAAATCAGCCATATGACGAAATGGTCAGAGATTTGATAGCTAGTAACGGTGAACTGTACGGCGGAAATGATAGTGCCGCAATCAGTTTTTACCTCAGAGACAGAGGCATGCAGCCAGATCATTTATCGCATACAATTAGAATATTCCTAGGAACAAGACTTCAGTGCGCAATGTGCCACAATCACCCGTTTGATAAATGGACTCAAAAACAATTTTATGAAATGACGGCTTTTACATCAGGCATTGGGGCAGTAAGAATTAACGAACAAAGTAAAAAAATCGGTAAATTAAGCAGGGCAATACAAACAGATGGAGATCCCAAATCAGGACTTTTTAATAACTGGAGAAACCAAGTTAGAGATTCCCTGCAATTTGGAATAGAGAACAACGGCACAGGGAAAATCAAACTTCCTAAAGATTTTGCAGAGAGCGATGGCGATCCAGGAGATTTGGTTTACGCTAAATCAATATTTACTCCAAATATTTCATTACCAAAAGATAATGATAATAGCAGAATTATTTTTGCGAATTGGATCACAAGCGAAGACAATCCAAGATTTGCAACAGTTATTAGCAACAGATTATGGAAAAGAATTTTCGGAATTGGATTAATTGAACCAATCGACACCATGACCGATGAAACAATTGCAAGCAACCCAGAGTTATTAAAGTTCATTGAAAAATTGATAATAAGCCTAGACTTTGACACCAAAGAATTCAAAAGGATACTTTTAAGCACAGATCTTTTTTCGCGCAAAAGCTTCAAGGAAGACTTCGCCAGTATTGAAAATTTTCATTTCGCCGGACCCCCATTGCGCAGAATGACTGGCGAACAAATCTGGGACTCTTTAGTTACGCTAGTATATAATAATATCGACTCCAAAGAAAGACTCTATATTCAAAATAATCAAGACTACTCAATCATTTACAATAGATACAAAGACTTAAACTCTACAGCAATATATAACGACTTCAAAAGACTTGTCGAAATGCATCCAGAAAATCGAAATTTATTACAGATATTATCAGAAGAAAAAAATGATAATAAAAAATTTAAAGACAAATCCTTAATACGAAGTAGCTACTTACCATATCCAGCCCCAGGAGGACACCTGATAAGACAATTTGGGGGAAGCGATAAAGAGCAAATCGAAAACAGCAACTTTGAGCCAAACACAACTCAAGTCTTAAATTTATTAAACGGTTTTGTTGAAAAAAATATACTAAACAATAAAAATGCAGATTTTATGAAATTTATTGAAGGAGAAAAAACAATCAACGATCAGATTGTTAGTGCATTCTTATCAATATTAGGTCGTCAACCAAACCCAAAAGAGCTAAAAGAGTTAAAGCCCATTATAGATAAAAAAAATGGATTTAAACATGTATCTTGGATATTATTAAACACTCATGAATTTATATTTATACAATGAATAGAAAAAACTTTATTAAAATAGGAAGCGCAGGCATTCTTTCACTTCCATATTTACTTGAACAAGAATCTATTGCA